CACAGCAGGTCAAAGGTCTCGTCGCACACGGCCGCGTTGTACTCCTGCTCCATCGGTTCGAAAAGCGGCAGCGCGTTTCGGATGTACTCCTGCACCCGCTGCCCTACCTCGAAAGCGGTCATCTCCGGACCACCCTGGGGAGGCATCGACAGCTTGTCCAGAAAGAACGCCTGCGAGATGAGGGAGCGGGTGTCCTTGATGAGCTCGACGCCGAAGTTGAAGCCGCGGAAATCCTGCGTCAGGGGCCGCAACGCCTCGCCGAGCTTCTCGTCGTATTCGGCATCGACCCAGGTGATGCCGCCGGCGTACAGGGCCACGTCCGAGCGCACCGCATCCTGGGTCGCGACCATCGGGGGCGAGGTCGCCTTCTCGCCCGCCTCGAGCAGCGTGTAGGTCATGGCCTGGATCAGGCGCGCGTCCGGCAACGCCGCGACCGTGGCTGGCGAGAAGGAATACTGCGATCCGTAGATCGCGGACGATACGGTCTGCCAGCGGGGGATGATGTAGTGTTTGCCCCAGATCGGATCGGCCTGCATCAGGTGATCGTGCATCGCGTCGTACCACACCGACCAGCGGGGGCGGCCGCGCGGCTGATCGTCGTACATGTCGGCGTCGACCACGAAGTGGTAGATCTCGACTTCCTCGAACGGCGTCTTGATGTTGAGGTTCTTGATCTTCTCATGCACGCGATCGCCGAACGTGCGCACCAGAGTCTGCACGGTCGGCTTCCACTTGCGCGCGACGAAGCCGATCTGCCCGTTCTCATTCTCCTGCCACGTGAGGTCGCGCAGATGCCAGCATCGGTACAGCAGCCCGTCCTGATCGCGGTTCATTTCGATCGACAGGCCGCACTGGCCGAAGGCCGCAAAGTCGTGATCGCCCTGCTTAGTCGCCTTCACGAAGAGCGACATCGGGTCGTACATCGCGCGGCGCTGCGTCTGCTCGAACCACTGCAGATACTGATTCGTTTCCGAGTCGGCCTTGCGCTGCTCGTGCTTGTGCTGCAGATGAAACCACGGCTTCGCGGTCGGCCGCAGCATGGTGCCGAAGGCGTTGCCCATGTCGCGCCGGCACAGGATCGGAAAAGAGGTCATTAAATTGGCGGAAAAATCGGTCCCTAGCGGGCGCCAAATTGTGAAATCTGCACGTTCCGGATAGAAGTGATCGCTTATTTCGGACTTTCCTGCCAAAGCGACCGTAGTGGCAGCATCTTCTGAAACAGAAGATCGGCGAGCTCACGCAGTTGTTTGGCATCCATTTTGGCGACCCCTTTCTTCCTCGGACTTTAAAAAGCTGAGTCGAGCCAGGATCGCGTCCTCAACCGTTGAGTGAAACCCAAGATGAATAAACTTCCTGTGGCGAGTCACATGCGCTCGCCACTTGAACGCGCCATCATGCCACGAAACACCGACGTATCCCGAGGACGCTCCGCGGTAGATATTCCTCTCTGCATTACTGCGTTGTTGCTTCTCAACAGTGCTCATCTTTCTACCAAGGGCGTAGGCATTGCCTCGATTCGCTGTGCTGATTTTCGCCTTGGCCTCGTTAGTGTGCTTCCAACCCGTCCGATGCGTCAGTCCGAGGTGTGTCTCTCTCATCTTGGCTTTGGTTTGCTCGGTATGTCTGCGCCCAAGCATTGCTCGCCCGTCGCCGCCGTCTGTAGCGTTGTAACCTGCGGGGGTACGCGTACCAAGCTTCACAATTGCAGTACGCTCCATCTGTTGAAGATGTTTCCAATCGTCGCAAAGAGCGAGAGTCTTTACTGTAATGCACGCGTCACCATATTTTCGGAGCGCGCGATAAAGTGGCAAATTGGCGTACTGACGGGCACGTGCATCGGTACAGTGAGCAGCGAACCGTTGATCAGCCGTCTTGCGTGAAATTCCGATATAGCTCTTCCCATTCGGAAACGTGAGTTGATAGAGACAGCCCATGGTCCGAGTGTACCTATGATCCAAGCTTCGCCTGATCCGGCTGATTGGTAAGCACGGTAGAAGCCCGCCCACGGCGCGCGATCTGGGCCGCGAGCGACTGCTGCTGCACCGCCTGCTGCTGATCAAGCGGGGTCGGCTGTGGAGTTGGAGCCGGCAATTGAGGCGGTTTGGGCCTGTTCAGCACGGAATACGCGGTCGCAGCCGCTCCCACTGCGGCCGATCCGGCTGCTATGTACGCCAAGGCGGCGCTGCTGAACCCCATCAAAGCGCCTCGCCAAAAACCAGATCCTGCAGCGTGCAGCCGAGGCGCGGCAGAAGGTGCGCCAGGGCCGTATCGGGCTTGACGTGCCAAGTCAGGAATTGCACGCCACGCTCACGCGCACCGCTTCTCGTGCGATCGATGAGTGCGAGTCCCACGCGACCCCTGCGGTGCGCTGGCGCTACAAAGAGCAAGTCATTATGGCCGTGCAACAGCGGGTAGTGCAGATGTGGCGCGATAAGGGTTGACGAATAACCGATGAGTTCCTCGTCGTGATAAGCAAAAAACACCATCAGATGCCCCTGCGTCTGCAACTCTATATGGCGTTCGAAGTCCGGTGCCAAGCGCATGATTGATTTATGCGTGGCGAGTTCCTGTCGATGCAGCGCCAGAAGCGGCAGCAGTTGCGCCTGCTTGCCATCGATCGGCTCTTCCACGATCCGATACGTGCTCGAATCGCACTCGACAATGGCGGCGCTCACTGGTTGTTTCTCCTTTGCGCCGTAAGCGGCTGCCGTCCGCCCATAATCACACGCGGCCGTTGTCCGCGCATGGAGCGGGCCACGCCACGGTCGATCCATTCATCAGCATGCGTGATGTGGCGCGCGCCCTCCCACCACGCCATGATCGCCGCGTCGCCATGATTGGTGGATCGGCCCAGGCGCTCGCACACCGACTCCTTGGTCTCGGCCTCGACGCCGCGGGCGGTTATCTTGAAGGTCGGCGCCGACAGATCCGCCACCAACTGGCTGTCGGGCGGCAGCGCGGCCGGCGAGCCGTTGGGCTGGTCCGGGTCCAGCAGCTCGCGAAAGCCCCACAGTGCGGCACTGCGCTTGTTGGTGAAGCCGAGCTTGCGGTCGACCGTGCGCTTGGTCGTCGCCTCCGCGCCCTTATAGGCATAGGCCTCGATGTGGTTGCTGCGAAAGTGCTCGTACATCGAGCCGCCGAAGCCTCCGCCCATGTCGATGATGGGGAGCGCTCCATCTTTGCGGATCGTGAGCACGCGACCGGCGCAAAAGCTTCCGGCCCGGTCGCGCGGAATGTCCGAGCCCTTAACTTCTGTCATCTTCGCGAAATAGGCATCAAAGCGTGGCGCGATCACCATTGGATCCTTGCCGCCGCCTGAGCAATCCACGCCGAGCGCGCACATCGGTATGTCGCTTGGCGGGTGCGGCGTCCAGCGCTCCTGCGCCAGCAGGATCCATTCGGTTGGGATCAGCTGATTCGGCTGATCCTCGAACGAGGTCCGAAAGCCGCCCAGCAGGATGTTGCGGGTCGAAGCCTGCATCGCGTGCAACTGCCGCTCATAGTCGCCGCCCGCGTAGTACGGATTGTCCGATACGGACGAATGGATATAGGTGCGCGACTTGGGCCGCACCATCCGGCCGCCAACCTGCACCGGCTGCGGGCCGTCGACCCAGACATCCTCATCATCGTCGCCCGAGACGTACCAGCGCAGCTCGCCATGCCGTGCTGGCTTCGGAAAGCGTGGATCGATCCATGGCGCGAACATCTTGGTGACCCACAAGCCCTCGGCCGACAGCGGCGGATTGGTCGCCAGCACCACGCGGCAGCGCTGCCTCTGATCCTCGGTGCGCAGCCAGCCCATCAGAAACCGGATCTGGCTCTCCGCAAACTGGTAAGCCTCGTCGAAGCCGATCAGGTCGTGCGCCTGTCCCATCCAGTGCTGCTCGTCGCCCACGGTCGACGCCGCAGCGAAGTCGATGAAACGGGCGTCCGACATGCGCAGCTTCGGCGGCGCTGACCCGTTATAGCCGGACCGCGAACCATTGATCTTGATGGCGAAATCGGTGAGTCCTCCGAGGTCCGTGTACTGCCGCCGCATGATCAGGGACCGTCCATGGCAATTGAAAGCCAGACCGATGAGCAAGGCGGATTTGCCCCCGCCTGGCTCACCGCCGTACAGAAGCTCATCGGCCTGGCAAAAGTACGCCTCGGTCTGCGGGCCCGGATTCGGCACCCAGCGCAGATGCGAGGTCTCGGCAGTGGCGACCTCGACCACCTGTGCATAGTCCTCGGCCTTCATGCCGGCGAACTTCTTCACGAGGTAGTCGAGGTCGCTCATTCGACTTTGGTCGCCAATTCGAACTCAGGGCTGAGCTTGATCGCGGCATCCGATCCGTTGCGGTCCGGCATCACGATGTTCGGTTGCTCCGCCCGATTCGGCATCACCCCATCCGGCCATCCGCCAGATCTCATGGCAGTCACAGGATCCGGCAATTGCGCCAGCGCGGATGAGCGCGACACGGCCATCTCGATCTGCGCGTCCACATCCATCACCCAGTGGTTGAAAACGTAGGCGAGATTGTCCAGCGCACCCTTCAAGAAAAGCGCCTCGCCCTGCATCTGCGCGATGGCCTGCTCGTTGTTGCGCAGCCGGCCTTCGAGTTCCTGCTTGCGCGCCAGCAGCTTCACGAAGCGCGGGTGCGTCTCCGCGATGCCGTACATCGTGCATGGCTGCAGCACGTCGGACTCGGGCGGGATGACGATGTCGATACCGAGCGAGCGAGCCACACCCAGGAAGTGCTGCACACCGGGACGCTGGCGCGCGTACTCCTCGTTGCTCGACACGTCCACGCCCCACATGCCGATCGCTTTCGGACGCTGCTCGATCGCGTAGGCCAGCATCCAGGCCATGGTCGAGGTGAAGTGGTACGGGCCGTACTTCTTCAGCATCTGCTCGAACGGGTACAGCACGCAGTTGCGCACCGAAGTGATCGCCTGCAGCATGAAGACCGGCCCGTCGAAGAGCTCCATGAAGCGCACGTACTCGGGCGAGAACCACGGCTTGGCGGCCGGATCGGCCGGAAAGCCGGGCTCCTGCGGCTCCCAGCGGTGCAGCTCGAACCAGGCGTCCTTGCGATCGCAGAAGCCATAGGCGCCCGGCGAGCACCCCCATATCGCCCAGGACTTGTCGCGGAAGGGCGCCAAGCGGATCGAGCTTGGCGCGCTGCCAATGATGGCGATCTTGTCGGCCCCGGGAGGCCCCAGCAGGAGGTCAGCCATGGTCAGAACGTCGACAGTGAACTGTTGCTATTGGGTGTGAACTTCGTCGCCCATGTGAGCGATGAGATCGCCGACAGCTCAAGCGCCGCTCCCTGCCCGTAGAACACCATCTGGTTGAACGACGAGCCGTTGGTGGCCAGGATCGTGACCCCGGCTGGCAGCTGCACCGCATAACCCAGCGTGCTGGTCGAAGCTTGGAAAATCTGCCGACCCTGAACCCCTGGAGCCGGCGATGGCATCGTATAAATCGCCGACGAAGAGACGGTGCACGACAGCACCGTGATGCCGAAATTGGCGATGGTCGAGGCCGCAGTAGTCGTGATGTTCTCGATCTGGACGCGAAAATCCTTCGGCCCGATGTTGTACTCGTCCTTGTCGATGCCATCGCGCCTGCCATAGAGCGAGGTCAGGATCTGGTTGCGCAATTTGTCCAGCAGTTGCGCGGTTACGGTGACTGCCATTTGATTTGCTCCTTTGGATTTGCTCGCCTAAAGGCTGCTACGGAGCTCCGGCCGGCCGGGTCGGTGCGGCTTTCACTTGCGCCAGTATTCAACGGTAACGTAGCCTGAGCTCAGTGCCGCCAGCGACATGCCGGTCGAATTGCCTGCCACCTGGTACGTCGCCTGACCCTGCACTGGATAGTTCGCCGCTGTGCTGCCGAAAGCGAAGCCGCTCGAGGGCGCCGCTGCGGCCGTGCTGTACAGATTCGTGTAGAAGTTCAACAACGCGCCGGCCGTGCTGACACCCGTGAGCCGCACCAGGAACACGCCCGCCGCGCCCGCGTTGGCAACCGCGCCGCCCGCTGACGAGAGCCAGTCCGAGGCCTGCCCGCTGGAGCCGGCGATCAGGAATGTCAGGACCGAGTCGGACGGCTGCGGCGCGAACTGGGTCGGATGGATGGTCCCGTAGCCTCTCATCGGCTTACCTCTTCGCTTTCAGCCATCGTCGTCGCCTTCGCCGTTGTCGTCGTCCGGGTCCGGGATCATCCCTTGCCTTCGCGGTAGTACGAGGCCACCGTGCGCTTTGGTTTGGCCGCCGTGCCGCGCTCGCTGCTGACTTGCCCTGCGCCATCGGGCTCGCACGCGAGCTCCGTTATCTGCAAGCCGACGCAGCGCTCATCCTCGTCGCTCTTGTCCGAGCGCATCGATACCGAGGTCACTTTCGCCATCGCCTCGACGCGCATCTCGTCGCCCACGCGCGGCAACTCTTCGATGCCGAGCTTGGCAAGCGTTTCCTCGTTGAGCGTGATGCTCAAACCATACGGATACTCCGGGCCCTTGTACTTGCCCGGCGTCATCTCCGCCGCTTCTTCCTTGCGTTCCTTGGGCGTGTAGGCGATATCGACTAGTTTCATTTCTTCGCCTGTATGGCCATCGTCGTTTGCGCAGGGCGCATGCCGGGGAAGAGCTTGCCCGGTTCGGCTTGCGAGCTTTTCGCGGGCGAGGCGGCTTTGGCCGGGGCCGGTTTCGGTCCGGGCGCGGCCTTCGGCGCGGCTGCCGCGGACCGCTTTTCGGTGGGCTGTCCGCTATCGAGCGCGATGCGCTGGCGTTCGCGCGTGCCTGCAATCAGCACTTTGCCGTCCATGTCGTAGGTCGTGCGCTGACGCCGCTCTCCAGGACGCCGGCCGTGCTGGATGACCTTCACGATTTTCCTCCTGCGACGGTGGTCGCGGCCCGCTGATGGGCGTCCATCAATTTGCGCTTGGGCAGCTTGCCACGCTTGTCGGTGGCCACGTACTCCTTGCCGACCTTCTTCGGAATGCCGAGCGTGGATTTGCCCGATGCGGCCGCGTACATCGCGCCGCGTTGCGCCTGACTAACCGGTGGCATGGCTTCTCCCGTTGCTGCGCAGATGCGCAATGATGTGCGGGGCGAGCAGCCGCAAATCCTCGACGTCGCGCTGTTCCTGCCGGCGCCGCTTGATGCGCGATGCGCGCTTGCGATCCCCGCCACCGCCGACCGCCTCGGTCGTCTGAATCGGCGCCACCGGCACGATGATCGGCGCAGCCCCGCCTGCTCCGACACCGCTGGCAATTGCTGCTCCCGTGGACAATGCCGCGGCTTGTGCGATGCTCGCTGCTGCAGCCGGCGCATCACCCGCAACCGCACTGCTCACCACGGCCGACGCCAGCGCAGCGGTCGTACCAGCGTCGGTCAGGATCGCGTCCGAGCTGACAACTGCGGAGGCCAGCGAAGCTCCGATGCCACCATCGGTTGCGATCGAGCTGGAAAAGACGATAGCCGAGGCGGTCGAGGCGCCGACGCCACTATCCGTCAATACGGCGGTCGAGAACGCGATGGCCGAAGCGCCCGGCTGGCCACCGCCTCCACCGAAGAGAAGAAGGATCAGGCTCACCTAGCCCTCGATGGTCTTGGCCATACCCGGCGCAACCGTGTACGTCACCACCACAGATTGCTTAGGCCGCAGCCGCACCGTGCAGTTGGTCTGCGAGAAGACTCCAACGCCCTCGACCGATACGAGACTGACCGTGCCCGTGTTCAAGTACACCGTCTCCGGCGAAGCGCCGGCCGTGTAGGTGAAAGGCGATGCCGTCACGGTGATGCCGGCCGTTTGCGATGCCGAGTTGCCCGGATTGTTCAGCACCATGGCCGTCGTGCCGGTGGCGCTGTTGCTGATGGCCCCGGTGGTGTTGCCGCGGCAGTCGTTATCTACGATTTGATAGTTATTCCCGGTGCCGGCCTGCACCAGTATTCCCCACGAGCCGTTGCCGCCTACGCCGCTGTACGGGCCGCAGGTATTTCCCAGCAGCTTGAACAAGCTCACGTTGGCCCCGACGTCGATGCCGACTCCGGTGTTGCCGAAGGCCTTGCAGGCGCTCACGATCACGTCCTGCACGGTGGACGATTCCAGAAAAAGGCCGTCCACGCCATTCAGGCCGAACTGACACTGATTGAAGCCGACTCCCTTGACGGTGCCGCGTAGCCGCGCCCCGTAGGAAGTGTTGCTGTTGAACCAGCACTCGCAGAATTCAGCGGTCGATACCTGCGATCCGGCTGCACTCCCATCGAGAACGGCGCCATTGGTCGAGGTATCGAAGAAACAGTTGTTGCAGAAAGTCGCACCGACCGTAGCTGCGGCATTGGGCAGCAGATAGAGCGCATTGCCCATCTTGAATAAGTCGCAGTTGTCAAGCTGAGTCACGGCCGAAGCCAGGATCTGGATGCCGGCCAGCGCCTGATTGCCGACGGCGTTGCCGAAGAACGCCTGTGAAATTGAACTGGTGGCGTTTGCGTTGTTGATCAGGATGCCGACGCCTGTGGCGACCTGTAGATTGGTGACGTTGATGTTGTTCACGTACATCGTGGTCGCGCCACCGAAGGTCAGAAACGAGTGGCAGAACGAGGCGCGCACATCGGCCACTACGAGGCCGCTCGACAAGCTGCTCGACGCGTTGATGCACCATTTCTGCGAAGCGCCGTAGGCCCCCGCCTTGAAGCCCACGCCACGGATCTCGCAATTTCCAGCCTGTACCGTGATGAAGTCGGCGTTGTGCGTGAGCTGGTTCATGAACACCGAGCCGTTGGCCGGGCCGTAGATCGCGGTGCCCCCCAGCGTCACGTTAAGCGTCTGGGTGAGGTTATAGGCCGATGCCGACTGCGGCAGGTAGATGCCACCACCCGTGCTTGGTAGCGAATTGATGGCGGTCTGGATGGCGACCGTATCGTCGAAGACGCCGTTGCCCAGGGCGCCCGCATCCTTGACGCTGATGATGTCGGCTGCCTTGTTGGCGAGTGAGCGTATCGGCGCGGTCGAATTCGGGTAGTTCGTCGCATCGGCGAAGTTCTGATCGAGCGCGGTCGCCGGCACGTTGCCGTACGGCTGAGAGCCGAGACCGTAGGTGACGTATTGGGCGCCGCTCATGTCACGCTCAGATCGGTACTTCTTCCCACAAAAGTCTGGAGGCGACCGAAACACTGGTGGTGCTGGTCTGATTCAGAATGGAAAGCACTCCGCCCGGAGGAACGAACAACGATCCATCGAAATTCTGCACCCCGCCCACACTCGTGAAGAAGGCAGCGGTAGGGGCGCTGATGGTTCCATAGGCGCCGGTACCCTGAATACCGGGGATGTCGACTTCCTCCTGGATGACCACGTTATTTGTCAACCCGGTCAAGGCCACACCTCCGTTGAATGCTTTCGCCTGAGAGCCGGATGACGCCAGCGTCTTTCTGTTGAAAGGAGCGGCGCCAGTGGAAACTGCTGTATTGCCGACCGAGGTGGCGATAAGAAATACGCCAGAACCAGTGGGCGTGGTCCACGTATTGAATAAAGACTGGATCGCGAGCTGCAAGATAACCAGATTCACTGTTGAACTGGGTGGATTCCATACGCCTACGATCGGCGTTGATGTGGCGCTCAGCGTGATGGTGTTTGCGGATAGCGCCGTGACGCCAGAACCGGCGCTGAAGACATAGCCTCGAAAGACCTGTTCATAAAATCGGCCATGCAGTTCGCTGATGATCTGCTCCGCGCTTCGACCCTGCCGCATCACAGCGGTGACGCCGTCCTGCACAACCTGTGGTCCGACTTGCCCTTGAATCGGAACGGCCATTTAGCGGCTCACTGAAAAGTTGTCTCGTCCAAGATGTCGCACGGATTCACGGAAGCACCGGCAAGGCTCGTCAGGATAAGGTTATCGGCCCTGAGCGTGGCGAGGAT